GTTATATCAATTAAGGTTATTAGATTTGCTTATTGTTTTTTTCGACATACTCATAATTTAAGGTACGAGCCCTATTTCTATAGGGCTTTTTTATGTCCAGTAAATTATATAAAAAACTAGACAATAAAAAAAGGTAGTATTTCTACTACCCTTCTCACTTTAATTATAACAAAACACAAACTATCTTTTTTTGTATTGTTCGTAACCAAATGTCGCTATAACTACTAAACAAAGAAAATATAATCCTCTAATTGCTATATGCCAATCTAATGGATTCCAAATATTCTGTATAAACGCAAATGGCAAATAAAGAATAGTCAAAACTAATAACAAATTTGTTAATGTAGAAATTAAATTTTTCATTAGAATGGTAATTTTTCTTTCTTACCGTCAGCAACCCATGTGTCCATCTCTACATAGAAATTAGTTTCACCTGGTCCTGCAGTCTTTTTGTTTTTAATTAATAGGTTAGCCCATCCTTTGTTGTTCTTTGCGAACTCGTTAATCTTCTCTAAGTCATCTGGACCTAAAGATACTTTCTTAAATTCACCGTAAGCGGTCTTCATACTGAAACATCTACCTAAGTAAATTTTGTCTGATTTGTTTGCCATGTTTTTATTTTTTGATTGTTAAATACTCTTTTTGAAATTTTGTTTCAATTTGGTTAGGTACAAGCTTAAATCTAATGCTTCCTCTATAGCGTGGTCTAACCATTGTTCCGTTGATAAGTCATCTCTATCTAAAGTCGTGCCATATTTATTTAAACCTAAATTGGCTCTATCCTTGTAACGATTAATAACTTCTGTTACAACGCTGTCATAATTCTCATTATCCATTCTTTTTGTATTCGTTAACTAATTGTTTTATAAAAGGTCTATACTTTAAATCTATAGCATAGTCTTTTAATATATCTTCAAAAGTAGCTATTGTTTCTTCTGAAACAAATTCTTTTTGCTTTTTAGTAACCTTTGGTGCTTTTAATTCTTTGTTTTCTAATTCTAAGTTTTCCATTTGTTTTGTTTTATCTGCCCTGACCTCTGTATTCTTTTGGCTTTGGGCTGTGTTTATTATAAGATTTTTTAGGTTTGCCTTCTTTTCTTTTACCGAAGCTCACCTTGTTCGAATTTGTAGTCTTTGCTTTCGCCATCTTGATTAAATATTTTAACAATTATAGTTTCGTCTCTTACTTGTTGGCATAACATTGCAATCCCTCCGCACATTCCTAAATTCGTTAAAAACTCCATTTGCTCTACAGATAGTCTATCACCTATAGCCTTTACCTCACATCCTATAAACTGACCATACTTTTTAGAATAGCCAATAATATCAGGTACACCTTTTCTACCTATAAAGCTTCTGCCTTTTACAGCAAGGTTATTGTTCCTCCAAACATCGTTACCTCTTTCCTTTAAATAGTCCATCATCATCTTGGTTAATTCTGCTGCTGTTTGGTATGCCATAAATCAAAGTTACTATATATTTTAATATATTATATTATGCCCATCTTATTAATTCAGATGTTGGCATCTTAACATAGCATACTCCATCCTTCTTTTTTATGTCTCCAATCTTATAATATCTTCTAGCTTTTATTCTTAAAAACTCTGCTCTGATAAATACTATTCTGTCTCTAAGGTCCAAGTTAAAAGCAAAAAACTCTACTTTAGCATCAGTAATCCCAGAAGGCTGTCCATCTCTTTCATACTCTAATAAAAAATAACCTTTACGCAAAGCATCACTATTGTGAATGATTAATACTTTAGTGTTTTTAGCGAATAACCTTAACACTTGATAATAACCATCATTTGCTTTAGCTTGTTCTATTTCAAACTTGGTCTTTTTTCTATCTGTATAAAACTTACCCATCGTTTATTGTCATTAATACTGATATTGGAACTAAAAACCCTTTAGAAGTATTATCATCACCTCCATTACTTTTATACATATCTAGTTGATAATAGTTCCTTAATCTATTTTTAAGATAGTCAGTAGGTAGAATTATAGAGCAATTAGTCCTTTCAATCTTATAAATCCAGTAGTCTGCATCAGTAGTAGCTATACCACTTTTTTGACCCCTAGATTCATACTCTATAAAAACATTTCCTGTTTTATGAGCAATCCTATCGTGCTTTACTTCTATTTTTATTTTGCTTGGGTTATTAAATAAATCATTTACCCAATCTTCTGCTTGTTCGCCAAAAGCCAAGTCATGGCTAAAACTTGAGGAATATTTCATTATTTATTATTTTCAAATGTTACTGTTTCTCCTATAAATCTTAATGGTATATTTTTAGTTACTCCATGTCTATTCTTTTCTACCTTACAAATAACTAAAGACTGAGAATCGTATTCAGTTCCACCTATAGTAACAGGTTCTGTCATTTCATAATAAGATGGTCGCATCAACATAATTACGATATCAGCATCTTGTTCTAAACTACCTGACTCTCTTAAATCCGATAATTGAGGCATTTTATCTGCTCTTTCTTCTACTCTTCTAGAAAGTTGAGATAAGGCGATAATAGGTACCTCTAACTCTTTTGCTAAGGCTTTTAAGCTTCGTGAGATAGTGCTCACTTCTTGCTCTCTGTTTTGGTTTTGCTTACTATTAGCTGTCATTAGCTGTAAGTAGTCTATAAAAATTACTTTTATACCATACTTCTGCTTCATTACAGTAGCTTTAGCCCTGAGTTGTTGGATGCTAATACCGCCTGTATCATCTATATAGATGGGTGACTGCAATATCTTGTCATCAGCCTTCATAACCTCTAATTTTTCATACTCATTCATATTATTCGTTCTAAGACGTTTTAACGGCACTTGAGACACGATTGACTCTAATCTTTCAACTAGCTGTTCTGAGCTCATTTCGAGGCTAAAAATGGCCGTAGGAACGCTATTTAGGATTGCTAGATGATAAATACTTGAAAGCATCATGGCCGTCTTACCTGCTCCTGGTCTAGCAGCTACGATTATCATGTCAGGTTTGCACCAACCTGCTATGGTATGGTTTAGTTCAGTAAAGCCTGTATTAAACCCTAATAACTCACCTTTTTGAGCCATGTCTCTTTTTTCTATGACTGCTAATACTATTTGGTCTATAGTCTTTTCGTAGATATTACCAAACTCTTGTAAACCTATAAGTTTACTATTTACTGTAGAAAGTAAATCTAAAACTTCACTTTCCATATCTAAACACTCTGCTTCTGACTGCTTAAACAGAAAATAGGCTTGTCTTTTCTTGTACAACTCAACAGCCATAGCAATATGTGTATTGAGGTGGTTTGTACGAACTATACTGTCTGTTAGTTTTGATAGATAATATGCACCACCGACTTCGCTTAATGATTGTTCATTAGACAGCATTTGAGCTACTGTTGTTATGTCAATCGCAATATTACGATTGTACATATCATTTAAGGTTCTAAATATACGCTGGTGTTTAAGGTCATAAAATACCTCTTCTTTAAGCATACCAATGACTAATGGTATTACATTCTTATCTATTAATAATGAGCCAAGTATATTCTGCTCAAGTTCTATGTTTTTAGGTAGGATGACAGCTTCCATTATTTAAGGGTTATTTTAGGTTTTTCGTTAGTTATTGGTTGAAAGTTTTTAGAGTTCTTAACCCAAGTAGCTATTCTTCTACTAACATCAAAGAATTTTTCAGCCTGAAATCTCATCTTTCCTTTTTCGTTTGCTTCGGTCCAGTAACTAATGAAAGATTCTTTTTGATTACCAAGTTTGTCTTTAAATTCCTCAACACGATTAATAAAAGCTTCTTTATGGTTATATAGTTTATTATTAGTTATAATTGTATTATTAACTATTGTATTAATATCCTTCGCCTTTTCCGAATACCCCTCTTCGGTTTTCCGAATACCCCCTTCGAATTTCCGAATAGGTACAACCATAGTAATTTCTCTTCTTTTAACCTGTTTTCCTTCGTAAAGTAAAAAGGTAGTGATATAACCCTTACTAACTAACTGACCTATTAAATCACTAATCCTTGATTTGCTCAACTGAAAAAACTTGGCAAAGTAATCGTTTGATGCAAAGCATCCTTTTTCTGCATCTAGGCTGTCAATCTCTACTAACAAAAGTTTTTCCATCCATGTTAGGTTCTCATCAAGCCAGATGTCTTTGGGAATCCAAACTCCCTTAAAATCTCTATTCATAAAATAAAAATGCCCCATCAAGTCCCCCCTACATTGCAGATAGGGGTTCATATCAAGGGCTAATAAATTCTAAATGAGTCTGCAATACTCACTACAAAGTTAAGATTCTTTTTTAATCCTAAAAGCCACCACTCTATCCCTAGTTCCGTCATTAATCAAGAACTTCTTACGAGCTAATGGGTTTAATCCATCTCTTAAAGCCTGAGCATTTATTTTATACTTTCTAGCTGCTTTAGAAACTGAATCAAAATACACCTCTTCTTTCGTATCAATATACACCATTCTTACAGGTATATTATTCTCCAATCCTTTTATCTCTTTTGCCATCTTAATTTTAGTCGTTTTAATTCAAAGTAAAAATTAGCAGTTACAAATAGCACACACGCTAAAGGAACGCTGATAAAGAAAAATTTTATAAAGTCTAAAGGTTTCATAGTTTATTTGTTTTGGTTATAGTTATCATTATAATATTCATCTCTACTATAATGTGGTAAAGTAGGATGGTTTATGGGAGTTTCTTGACCATCTGAAAAGGCTTTTTGTAGCTGCTCTTTTTCTTGTTCAAGCAAAGCATCAACTTCTATTTCCATCTCAATAAGACCTTGCTTATATCCTGATGTATAATAATTTAATTCATTATTAAGATTTTTTATTCTGTCTTTTATAAGACATTTTAACTCCTGCATTGCTGATTTCATAGTTAATCTTTTGTGTCTTGTTTATTATAAATAGCATAACTCATGAATAATATTGCTTCCAAAGTTTCTCCTTTTATAACAAAATAAAGAGAAACTGTAGCACAAGATATTGCTATTATAAGTGAAAAATTTTTCATAATTTAAAGTTTAAGCCCCCTAGTTTAGACATAACTAACACCACTAAGTTAATAATAAATTTTGGGGGCTATGAGTTTATTTCTTCAAGGAAATTTTAAATGTTGTTGTAGAGTATTTAGGTGCAGGATAAATCATCTCACCAGTCTCAGGGTCTACCAATGGTTCTTTAATAGCCTTAAGCAAAGCTTCTCTTTCTTTTAGCTTATACTTAACAGCCTCTACTTCTTGATTAAGTTTTTGCCATGTATAATCTCCATCATAAGCATATTTAATACCTGATTCCATCTTAGATAACTCAGCTCCTAATACATCTGCTTTACCTTGTGGGTACTTGTCTAGCTCAGCGATTACATCTTCTTTTAATTCGGCTCTAATGCCATCTAAAAGCTGTTGTAAAGCTTCTGACTTAACTAGCATCTCTAAAGGTGACTCACCAGAGTCTCTAAAGTGTGCTACAATTGTTTGCTTTAATAGTTCAATGTTGAATTTGTTCGGTTCTATAGAACTTAATTCTATTTTTGGTAATAATTCTAAACTCATAGGTTTATTTTTTATCTACCCTGCCAGGTAGAGTTGTTATTAAATGAAATTCCTCCTTCTGTTTTGTGATTGTTAAATAATTGGTCATCAGTAGGCTCATCTTGTTCCTCCCAATCACAATGTTCTTTACAATCAGGACAAATATCAATTTCTGGCATAGTGGTATGTGCACCACAACAAGTTGAATAAGGCATAGTTTTATTTTTTGGTTAAATTATCTTTTTTTGCTTTTAGTACAGTCATCAACGTTTCATTGCTATCAAACAACTGTTTATGTGTAAAATACAAATCAGTTAATTGTTTGATTTTAGTACATTTTGCAATCTCAAACATCAGTTTATCCTTATCAACCTCCTCTTCTTCAACAATCTCAGCTACTACCTCTACTACAGGCTTAGAAGGTTTTTTAGGCTCCTCTACAGCAAAGTCCATCTCCTCTGCAGGTGTTGCTTCAAACCCAGCAGCTTTCATAAGCCATGCCAATAAGTTTCTATACGCCTTGCCAATTGCTCTAGTCTGAGCCATTGAGAGAATAGCGTATTCATCAAAATAACGCTTAGTTTTTTCTGCATTGGAACACAAAGCAATACCAGTTGCAACGACCAAACCAGTGTTAATATTACGAACTTCGCAAGTAGCCATGTACTTAATAGTAGTTTCATTTGATAAGTCTTGAGTATTAGTAATAATAGGCATCAATCCTAAAGAAGCACCAGCAAACTGCCATCCTTCTACGTTTACGAATTGTTTACCTTGAATGTTTGAGCTTAAGCCTTTTTCTTTGATTAGTTTACTAAGCTCATTAGAAAGTTGTAGCATTGAGTCTTTGTTAATTAACTCATAGCTTGGGTTAGTTTTTTGTAATTCCATTGTTAATTGTGTTTTGTGTAAAGAAATAAGCTTCTCTTGTTGGGTATTGTTCCCAAACCTTAATCAATGATTGAATAAGCTCAAACGAAGCTTGTGAATAGTTAATCTCATGCAAAATTTTTGCAACAAGAAGTTTTTTGTCATTGTCTAACCATGTGTGAAAATTAGATAGCATAAAGTGATTTTTTGATTTTTGGTTTTGTTTTATATAATTTCATTAAGAAAATAATCTCATCGAATTTTTCCTTGTAGGTTTCATTCTGCTCATAATCGTTTCTGTGCATCTTTAATCCATGTAATACTGTACTATGGTCTCTGTTAAAGTAATGGCCTATAGATACAGATGTCATCCCTAATTGGTGTAACATGATAAAGTAGCACATATTACGAGCCTGAACATAAACTCTATTACGGTCTGGTCTTTTAAGTTTATGTGGGTTAATATTGAGCTCACCAGCCACAAAGTCAACGATAGACTTTCTATCGGTAGCTTTTACGGTTGGTAAGCCTGGCACCACATAATAAGATAACTTATCCTTCATAGTCATAAATTTGGTCTCTCAATGTCTTTAACTTCGCTTCGTAGTATGTTTCAATAATATCTATAATAAATTGGTCTGCTCTCGCTAGGCCTGAGTTTATTCTATACGGAGTCAGTCCTGTCTTCTCACAGATTTTCTTTAAATCTCCGTATTGTAATAGTTGTTTGTAATCCTTAATCTCAATCATTGTAATGTTTGTTTGTAATGTTTATAATGTCTGTCAATGGCTCTCATGCATCCTTCAATACTTCCGTAAAAATGTGTCCTCCAATAGTAAAACTTGTTTAGGGGTTTTTTGGAGTTCCAGCTAATCAGCATCTTTCTGTAGGTGTACTGCTTCTGCATTGTACCTCCTGGCCCAATGGAGGTGTAATATTCTTTAAGGCCTTTTTGTCTTAATGATGGGTTAATAAATTCCATGTTTATTCGGTTGGTAAGTAAATAGTTTCAATAGTTTCGTATTTTTCTAATTGTTCTTTGTTTGTTGCTTTAATAAACAGGTCATAGGCCTTGTTTTTATCTCTGTTAAAAGTCTGGCTTAAAAAATAGCCATCTTCTCTAGTGAAATAAAACTCTTCGCCTGTTACTAAATCGGTTTTGCATACAAATTCATACTTTTTCATAATTAAGGTTTTTGGGGTTATTTGTTCAATTTTTGGTGGCGTTGGAAATAAGACTGCGTTCCAGATTTTTGGATAGCATTAATAGATTGTTCATATTCGACAGGATGAATGCAGGTTTTTGTTATGTAGTTATAGTACATATCTTGACCCTGCTTAATGAGTCGGCCACTAATTGCACAATGGCAATCAAATTTGGCGGTGATTAATTCAAACATAGATTTTTGGTTTTTTGGTTAGTGTTTTGTAAAATTAAGGAGTTTTTGTGATTATTTAAGATTTTTAACGGGTTTTTTGTTAAAGAAATCATAAAAGATTTTTGTGGGGTTTTTGTGGGTTTTTTGGGAAGTTTTTGGATAGGGTTTTTGGCGGCCCATGATATTACATATCAATGTTTAAACATCAATATATAATATGCATACTATTGACCTGTAGACAATAGCAATTTATTGCCTATTTATAGCCCTATTTTGGCCATATCTTTTGCGGTTAGTATAGACATACCAACCTAAAAAATAAGGTCTTTATTTAGTCTTATTTTGCTAAATATTCGGCATGTTCTGTTAGCCTCCACTTATAAAGGCTTAATTCTTTTTCGCTTTGCACTTTTAAAGCATATTTAGTGCCAATAAAGCCAAAATAAAGCTCGTTTTCAATAATGATTAATTTAACGCTGTTGCAATTACTTACAACCTCTAAGCCGCTATAAATAGCGTTTAAAATTTCTTTGTTTGTCATTGTTTTAATTATTGGTTAAGATAAAACCCCTAAAAAGGGGCTTTATTTCGGTTATTTAAACCTCATCAGTTAACCTGTTAAAATAATTGGGAGCCAAAACGCAATAAATAAGGTTTTGTAAATGTGTGACAGCCAATTTTTATTTCTTGCCCTACCTTATCAACTGAAAAATTCAATATTTTGTCACCAACGTGCAAAGAGTCGTTTTTGATGCTTAAATATAGACGCTTTGCTAATTCAAGGGGTATTTTTACGGCTTGTGTAGTTTCAATTCTGTCATCTTTGAGTCTTAAAAAGTCGTATTTATAATATGTATAAATTCTATCTGTTTCATCATTTATCCACTTTTTAAATTGCTCTTTAAATTGTGCCTTTT